CGGGAACACCCTCACGATTACCTGTCAGGATGTGACCTCGACAGACACTGTGCATTGGCTCGTCGTCGCTGACCGCTATGACGACCACATGCAACCACCGCGCATGGAGATTGACGAGGCGACGGGTCGTCCATTGGTGGAACGACTCCAGCCTGATGATGTGAGCGACCATGACCCAGAGGAGGATGATGATGGCGAATGAGCAGCAACCAGCAGATGGACTTCCGCAGATCAGCATCGACGACCTGTTGAAGATGATTGGCGACAGGGACGTGACGATTCAACGGCAAGGAATACTGATCGCACAACAGCACGCACGACTGGCAGAATTGGACAAGGGCAACGGCAAGGCCAGTGACGTGACCGCAACGGCGTTCGATACCAGCACACTGACCGGTGTGGCGCAGTGACTCGTGTGCTCGCGATCCTGCGATGGCTGGTGTCTGTGCTTGGAGGGAAGGGTGCGGCGAGTCTCCCGGTGACGACTGACCCGTCACCGTCGACAGACTCCTGCCCTGTCGTCGCTGTGCCCGACCCTCCCTCTCTCCCTGACCCAACACCGACACCAGAACCACCACCAGACCCGCCTGTTGTCGCTGTACGCCACGATCTACCAGTGCTGTGTGTGCAACATCACTCGCCGTTCTTTCACACGCCTGACGGTGCTGTGGTCGACTACCGAGAATCAACAGCGATGGGTCTGTACCGTCTTTGGCTAGACGATGACCGCACACGAGTTGATGCCTTGCTGTCGTATTTCAAGCGTCGGAAGATCAACGCGATCCGACCGCTGTTCAACCTGACCTCGACGTACTGGATGGACAAAGGTCGACAGAACTCGCACGTGGATGACGGTGATCATTTCTGGGGGCAGTTGGTGGGGTTCATCAATCACTGCGCCTCGTTTGGTATCTATACCAGATGCTGTCTGTTCGGTGGCATTGAACGATTCGTCGGACGCGAACTGGACTGGACGAGACGACCGGACGTTGTTAGTCGCCATCCTGATGTCATCGCCAAGATGCACGCCTATACCGAGCAGTTCGTTGGGACAACCCGCGACCTACCGTCGGTGCTGTATGAGGTGGCGAATGAACCAAGCCAAATTGGATTTGGCTACGACAGTGATGTGGTGAAAGCACTAGGGAAGCGTATCAAGACGTTGGCACCGAACCGCTTGATGAATTTTGGCGCAGCCTGTGATGAGGACAACACCTTTTACTGCGACCAGCCAGCCGACTTCTTCGACGAGCATCTTAGGAGAATGCGGGACTGGGATTATCTGGCGTCGTGCAAGCGACTCATTGAACACACGGCTGTCGACTACGCGACAAATCGCATGCCGTTTATCAGTGGCGAGTGGATGAATCTTGGCAACATCACCAGAGCGGGAGGCCGACTGGCTGACGGGACACCCAGTACCGCAACAGCGTTCTGTTCCGCTGCGATGCTGAGACTCAAGCGGTCGATTCCGACGTTCCATGCACATGGGCTGTTGTCGTGTGACGTACCAGATGGTGCGACTGATGAGGCGCTGGTCGCATGGTCGCGTGCGCTTGATCTGATTCCGATGACGTTTCCCGGTCGTGGCATCAACGGTCACTGGACACAGTCGCCGTTCGACAAGGACATCTTTCCGCGCACGGACGAAGGCACAGACGCATGGTATGGACCAGTAAGAATCTTCGGACTTGATGGGGATGAAGGCTACATCGGTGTCTCGATACGCGAACCAAAGGACTACAACCTTGTCGGCGACAAGCGACCGATTCAGACGCTGCATCTGGAACAATGGGGTGAGTGGCAGAGCCGGATCATGAAAGCATGACCAGCGATGGTATTACATGGCGCTTTCCCATGCGATCCTGTCGGGTTTATGACGCGGACACGCTGATGGAGATGGCTCTCGACCTCGGGTTCGGTGTGTCTATCGTTGTAACTGGTCGACTGTTTGGAATCAATGCGCCTGAGGTGCGGGGAACGCAACGGGCGCGAGGCGTTAAGGCGCGTGACTGGTTACAGGCAAGATTGGACATCGCTAAAACCATCATCGTGGAAACGCAACCTTCGGACGACAGACAAGTGGGCAAGTATGGACGGTGGCTCGTAACCATCTGGGCAGACAACGAAAACATAAACGAAGCATTGGTGAGACATGGGTATGCCAGAGCAGCCAACTATTAAGTACATGCAGAAAAAGGTGGTCGTCAGGAATCTGCAGGAGCTGGCTGACTTGCTGGACTTGCCTGAACCTAAACGCACACCTGTAAACCCTGCAACGGTTGCATCGGCTCAGATAGGAATGTTTGAGGATGTCGACAACGAACGGAGACTGGACAGAGATGAAACGGTTGGTACTCGCCAGAATGGACGAGTATCAACACAAGCTAGAGGGTCTCGACGACAAGGTGGCCGAGATCAATACTCGACTGGCGGTGCTGGCTGATCGGGAGATACGCGAATTGGCGATGGCGAAGTCGACGTCCATGAAAGTCGCGGCGACGATCGGCACGGTCGTGTCGGCGGTTGTTGCTGGACTGGTTGGAGTCTTCGGCGCAGGAGAATGACATGCCTGAAATGGTGACAGTGGTTTCAAGCGGCGTGATGGTTGTGGCAGTGTTCATCGTGTGTGGGTTTGCGTGGCTGCATGTTGAGGCACAAGAGCGTGTGCCCATCTTGCGTTGTTTCCACGGCGGCGAGGTTGTGGTGTCTGTCCCAATACCAGCACCGCCAGACTTCCGTGTCCAGATGTCTGCCGGATCAGTCACGTCGGCAGAGTGGACATTGGCAAACGGTCAGAGACAAGTGCTCGCCTCGACTGCGCCGTGTGTCTATCTGGTCACGTCTCCAGTGCCGGGATCAACGGGAGCAGGAAACGAGTGACGGTTGACGACATCCTTGAGGCAGTACTGGACCGTGAAGGATGGCCAGAGTATACCGAGCACCCCAACGACAGGGGTGGTCCCACGAAAGGTGGCATCACACTTCGGACATTGGAGTCATGGCGTCAGCGGCGATGCACCCGTGCGGAGCTCAAGAGGTTAAGCAAGGGTGAAGCCCTATCGATTTTAACCAGACGGTATGTCGAGACGAACGGCATACACACACTCTCGGACCTTGACCTTCGGACGCAGGTCATTGATAACTCGGTGCTCTCCGGTCCGGTGTTGTCCGTGAAGGATTTACAAAAGGTGTTAAGCGTTTCGGTCGATGGCATCATCGGGCCAAAGACGTTGGCAGCCGTTGAGAAGGTCACGCCTGTGATAGCAAGTCGGCAGTTGGCCGTTGAGCGTTCGCTCCGTTTGGCACGGCACGTTTCCAAGCACCCAGACCAAGTTGTGTTCCTTGTTGGCTGGCTTCGCCGTTGCCTGTCCTTTGTTACCTAACCTAACCGACACCTACCCAACCATTCCCTTCCCGTTCCCAACCAAAACCTAAACGCCTAAGACGTTCCTGACCAGAGACTCGGGCCAACGTTCCACAGGCTCTCGACCATCCGTTTTTGTCGGGTCAAGACAGACGCATGCCCCAACTTTTTTGGTGCCCCTTCATATCGTCAACGTTTACAGGGGTGTTTTCGACCAGATAATTCTCGCCCTCCCTGTTCAGCGTATGAGAAAAGATGGGATAATTATGTTGTTGTTGTTGTTTGAAACCAACAGCAAACGAGAGTTCTTTAACAACTGAATAACGTTTCATCTCTGGGGCGCGAGCTTCGCAGCCACGACCGACTCAGAGTAGCGGGGCGACAGCCTTCGAAAGCGGGACCCGCGCTAACGTTCTAAATGTCAGCAGTTCGGTGGCAGCGAAGATCTCTGTCCCTGCCCCGCAGTTGAACGACAACTCGCCTCGGCTCTTGTCGACCTCGACACTGCCCTAACGCTGGGTCGCTCCCTGACAGGATGCACCTACGCCACAAAGCAGAAACGCGGAACGCACAACATGTTGGTAACTCCAACGAACTGCTGGCGAGTCTAAGCCGGAGGACAATAAACGTCTGGCAAACATAGCAAGTTGGCAACCTCGCCACACGAGGTTCATCAGTAGCGAAACAGCAAGGTGAAAGCTAACGTCCCGGCCCCGTCCGAGGAAGAACAGACTCGGGCGACCGGCGACCCTCGTTGCTTGCGTTCCATCATTCTTATAGTGCGATACGCGCCAAGCGGTTCATGCACTAGAGCGAGGATGACTGGAACGGGCAACGTTGAGACTGAGGAACCCACGATGGACTTTGTGCGAAAGCGAGGTAACTGCCCTGACCGAGACAATCGGTCCGGACGCACGGCTGAGGAACTCTAACGAGTGAAGGCAGCGGGGGCACCCCACCGGGGGGCGAGAGTAAGACCAGCGCGGGCAGTGACACCCACGGCTATGCTCCGACTGTTGTTCGGGCGTTCCGCTTCTGCGGAGCGTCCTCTAGAGCATTCGGCTCTACTCGGAAACATCACCGTTCTTCAAAGGAGAACACAATGAATTGGATCAGACCAAATACCCGACTCGCCATCTATTTAAGAGATGGCCTCGCTTGTGCATGGTGCGGACAGTCTGTTGAGGACGGCGCACAGTTGACGTTGGATCATTGCAAGCCCAGAAGCAAGGGTGGCAGCAACTTGCCCACCAACCTCGTGACTTCCTGTTTCAAGTGCAACACCAGTCGCGGCACTCGTTCGATCAAGGCGTTCAGCATGGTCGTTGCGGATTACGTTGACCACGGGGTTGACGTAAAGGACATCCAAGCCCACATCGCTTCCTGCCGTCGTCGCAGTCTGAAGACCTACAAGGCTGAAGCCAAGGCGCTGATGAACCGTCGGGGCAAGGCTGGAACAAAGATGGCATCGGCGCTTGCTGGAATGTAAAACCTCTCAGCTTGGAGGGGTGACGAACTGTTAATCAATTAACCGAAGGACAAAACAATGGCAGAACTAAGCGCAGCAGAAAAGCGATGGATGGACGGCGGACGCGAAATGAAAGTGACAGTAAGAAAGTTAAGCAAACGAATGAGCGATACCAGCACCGAGCCTTGCGGTTGGGGAAGACGGGGCAACGGTTACACGCAAGCGGCAACGTGGGCGCTGCTAGTAGACGGGGAGCATGTAGCAACGACAAGCAGTAACGGAGATTTTTGGGTGATCAGTACTCCGACAGGCAGGCTGTTGGCTGGGGTGCAGAACAAGCAAGCGGCTGTGCAGTGGGTGCAAAACAAGAAGTGCTACCTACTACGCCTACATTTCTACGCATGATGTTTCAGTAGGTAAACGTTGCTCGGGCAGTGGAGCGTTTAACGTTCCACTGTCTCATGGAACGCTTACGTTCCCACCCATGCAGCCAAGGCGCTGCAATAAAGGACAGACATCATGATCGATCATATTAGCTCCAGACAGATCACTTGGAACATCAATGTCACGGCAATCAGGACAAACGGTTCACCAGTTACTCAGCAGTTCATGTTGCGGTTTGGCGATGAGGCTGTGGTCGAGGCGACGATTGACGCAATTACATCGACGCTCACCCACTGGACGAACGACACCCACTTGGGTGGCGTTGTTCGATTCTTCGTGAACCTGACCGACCGTCGTTTCAACAACAGCGAAACGTTGGAGTTCAGCGACGTGGCTGGTGTGCGTTTGTATTTGAAAGAGTACGACGACAGCAAGGTGGTGATTGAATCAACGGGTGTGATGGCAGTGTGGACCGTCGTCGAAGCCCCGAAGCCTCCGGTCAGACTGACCTCGGACATCAAGTCACCGCACGGATTCAAGGTCACGGAACCCCTCATTGTCCTGTGTGACGTATGCGGTTACGACATTGAAGGGGACGACCCAGCCTTTGCATGTAACTGTTGATCGCATAAAACGGAGGGGTGACGGTGAAACGTTGAGGCTACGCGCGCGGTACGTACGTACGTACAAGAGGAGAACGCACCAAGCGTTCTTCTCCGTACGTACTTCCTTTTATTTGAAAACCATGAGGAGATTCCAGAATGACCAAGAACTACATCACCCATTACCCGAAGCCTTACGAACTGATTGCCGCTGCCATTGAGTATGCAGAGGAGCACCTTGACGACAGCACGTTTCGGCATTCAATGCGTATCGGTGTTCTCGCATCTGGCGCTGGCGACAGCATCGGACGCGGCGTCGAGGCTATGGTGGTCGGTATTCTTCACGATGTCCTTGAGGACTGGGACCCAATTCTTCTTGGTAGGAAATCGCAAATGCGGTCGTGGCGACCGTCCAGTGACGTGGAAGACATGCTGAAAGAGATGTCCAATCTGTTTGGACAGAACATTGTCGATACGGTGATCGTCCTCACTCGCCGTCAAGGGTCATGGTTTCCGTCTGGCGGTGAGACCTACTCTGAATACATCGGGCGCGTCTTGGAGTCTGAACTGGCGAGTGTGGTGAAGTGCTGCGACATCCAAGATCACCTCGCGGAAGAAAACGCCGCAACGTTGCTCCCGTCGCTTCGCCCTCGTTACGAGATAGCACTAGACCGGCTTCATGAATCGCTGGACGCTCGATGGAATGAGGTGAACGTATGACAGATGAGTGGTTACGTGAGACGGAGATGTGGCTGGCGCTGTATTGCGCGGCAGCGGTGTTCTTGTTTGGTTGGTTACTGCAATTGCTTGGAGAGCTGTACGACGGAAGGAGGAAGTGATGAGTGAGGCGCGAAGATTCACAACGGCCTCAAGGAGCGACAAGCTCCGATGGGCTGCGGAGTTGGTTCGGTCTGTATTAGCGAACTTGGATTCTGGTGGTGAGCGTTGCGAGGCATGTCATGCCTTGCGGCGAAACAACTGGGTCGAGTTCAGGGTCAGCGACATGCTGAAACATTTACCAGCGAAGCTGGACGGTCTTGCCGATGACCTTGCAGAAGCGACTGGCGAGCCAGTGCCAGTGAAACGATTACGGCTAGAAGAAAACGAAAGCGAATACCCCTCGGTAACTCGGTAACTTTATTCTGGAGACTGAAATGGAATCCAAAAACAACGCAATCACCAAGCAGTTCCTCTCGGCTCGCGCAGTAAGCACACCGATCGTGGCAATCGAAACGCCTGACCCGGGCGCAACGAGGAAGCGTCTCATCACTGGCGTGGAGGGTGTATGTCAGAAGCGGCAGGTCGCAGTGGCCTCGATGTTTGTATGGGACGCCGCATCGGGTATGCGTCCAGTGAACGATGAGGCGCAAGCAGTCTTCGGCAACATGCTAGAGCCGTTCGGTGGTGAGCAGATGGCAACAATACAACCACAGAATGCGTTGATGGTTGCAGCGTCCTCGCCAGATTCGTCGATGACCATTATGTCGAACCTGCATCGCTTCTGGGAAGATGCTCGATTGGACCCTGCCGTGTTGCAGGGCATCTGGAATCTGCGCGACCAGTTCAAGGTGAGTGGTCGTACGTTGGTTCTCACGATGCCGGATTGCACGTTGCCACCCGAGCTTCGGAATGATGTTGTGGTGTTGTCTGAGGCGATGCCTACGCCTGACGAGCTACGGCCGGTCGTTGTGAAGATCCACGAGAATGCTGGACTGCCTAAGCCGTCAGCCAGTGTTCTGGAAAACGCGACTGATGCGTTGGCTGGCTTGGCAATGCAACAGGCAGAGCAGGTCACCGCGATATCGCTTCGGAAGTCTGGTCTGGACCTTGAGTCTCTTCGGCAGCATCAACGGCAGCAGATTGAACAGACCCCGGGTCTGTCGATCTTTAGTTCCGATGCAGCCTTCGACAAACTCAAAGGACTCGGTGCGTTGACCAAGTTCCTGCGCGGCATCATCAAGGGCAAGCGTCCTCCGAAGGCGATTGTCTTCATCGATGAAATAGAAAAGATGTTGGCCGGAGCGTTTGGAAGTCAGGGTGATTCGTCTGGCACATCCCAAGAGCAACTTGGTTACTTCCTGCAGCACATGCAGGACGAGAACGCACGGGGCGTCTTGGTGCTTGGCCCTCCGGGAACTGGTAAGAGCGAACTGGCGAAAGCGACTGGCAACGAGGGTGACTGCTGGACAGTTGGTCTTGACGTTGGTGGCATGAAGGGGTCGTTGGTTGGGGAGTCTGGTGCGATGACCCGTCGAGCCTTGAATGTAATCAAGGCGCTTGGTCAGGGTGATTGCTTCTGGATCGCAACCTGCAATTCCATCGAGAGTCTGCCGCCTGAACTGCGGCGTCGGTTCTCGTATGGCACATGGTATGTCGAGCTTCCGAATGCCGATGCTCGAAAAGCCATGTGGAAACTCTACGGAGAGAAGTATGACGTGGACCCGGGTAGCGTTGCGGACGAGGGCTGGACTGGCGCAGAGATTAAAACATGCGTGACGATGGCAGCGGACATGGACACTACGGTCGAGGAGACTGCAAGGTTCATCACGCCGGTGTCTCGTTCCAGCGCCGAGTCGCTAGCGCGTCTCCGGTCGTTGGCGTCTGGTCGTTTCTTGGATGCGTCGAGCGGAGACTTCTACCAACAGTCGTCGAAGCCAGTCTCCACACCAGAGGGGATGAAACAGATTCCCAAGGATGCTGGTCGCATCTTCGACATGGACGAATCGTAGTTCGGTGTTTGGTGTTGCCCGTAGCGGAGAGGAGGCACGATGAAAGCAGCAACGGTAGTAGTGAGACTTGGCGATCATCGCTACGCTGTAGCGACAGATTACGGACAGCCGCTTGGCATGGGTCGGTCTGGGGTTTGGGTGCCACAGCAGTCTGGAGGATGGTGGACTGGCTCAGGCTCGGTCGAGCGGATCGTCCGCTCATGTCCTGATCCCGTAATTTACCGCACTAAGCAAGAAGCCCTCAGCGAGGGGTGACGGTCATTCGTATTCCTTAGGAGATAAACATGTCTCATGTGGCAAATGTTGAGGTTGAGATTCAGGACATCGGTTCGCTGAAGGCGGCTTGCACCAAGCTCGGCTTGACGTTCAAGGAAGGACAACAAACGCATCGGTGGTATGGAAAGTTCATGAACGACTGGGACACTGATGATTCGGCTGTGGCAAACGGGTATGACCCGAAGACGTTTGGGACATGCGAACACGCCATCGAAGTGCCGGGGTCGGATTACGACATCGGCGTGGTGAAGAACCCAAAGGGCAGTGGCTACCGTCTCATCTATGACACGTGGGGTCATCAAGGCGATGCGATTGCAAACAAGCTCGGCGGGATGAAGCTCACCAAACTCAAGACTGAGTATGGCGCCTCCAGAGCCACGAAGTATTTACAGCGTAGCGGTTACCGTGTTGTCCGTCGCGTGTTAGCGAACGGGCAGGTCAAGATTTCTGGAGTGAAATAGGAGACATCATGAGCCAAATCATTGAGGTCATTATCGACACGGACGGCAACATCGAAGTCCAAACGCAGGGCTTCTCCGGACCAGACTGCAAGAAGGCAACAGCGGATCTGGAACGTTCACTTGGAAAGGTTACTGGCGACAAGGTGACCAGCGAGTACTACAGAGCCAGTCCCGTTACTGTGAAAGCGAGAGGCTAGACATGACAACTATCGACATCACGGTCCAAGGTGACCGTCTGGAGTTCATCTATAACGACGCGGTCGCGTCATTGTTGGATGAGGGTACGGCAACGGTGAAGCGTGTTAGCCACGTCGAGCCATCGCTGGTTGATGGTCGACATGGCTGGACGGCAGACATGTCTCCGGTTCAGGGTCCAGTGCTTGGACCCTATGAAACACGAGCCGAGGCGTTGAATGCAGAACACGAATGGTTGCAAGCCGAGAGGGGACTGTAATGCCCAAGATTAAAGGACCGTTCAAGGTGCTTGGTCGTTTCAATTCATCAAGGACGCCAGAGGTAATCTACACCGTCAAGGAACACTTGGACGTTCCTGAAGAGACGGGCAAGAGAATCTCATGCTCCTGTCCCGGCTGGAGATTCTCGATTAGCAAGCGTGGGTTCTATGCCTGTAAGCATACGGAACACGTCAAGCTCTACGGCAGCGGGGTTATTGACGACAAGGTGAATGGTTCCTTGATCGCCAAGACTGTCATCGAGGCAAAGAACGCGAGTCCGTCGAGTCGCCTGTCCATGAAGTTTGTGTTGGCGCAGGCACTCGATGAGTCTGGGGTTCATCTGTCCGATGTGGCATTCCGTAAGCTACTCAAGAAGCTCCGTCCCTACCTTCGGGCTGCTAAGCCTGAAGGCTTTACGCCGTTGCCTGACGCACCGTCGTCCTCAACATCAACTGTGGAAACCGATGATATTTTGCGTGTCATCACACTCGACTAGGAGGTCACCCGAATGACAATCAACAAGAAGTCCATCGCATCGTTGTCGGATCGTGCTGTGTATTTGGTTCTCGATTGGAGCTTCATGGGAACGTGGAAGCGTGTGGAGACTCAAGACACCAACTCGGAAGTCAGGGCCAGAAAGCGAATCGTTAAGGCCGAGGCAATCAGTAAGATTCGGAAGCTGGCTGGTCGCCAGCGTCGAATGCTTCGGATGTATGCCCTGAACTCTCTGTTCCGTCCCGGTGTCTACGTTGTCCCGTTGGATTACATCGAGCAGGTAGACGACAAGCTGAAGGAAGCGAAGTCAGAGATGGAGCTCCTGAAGGATGAGCTAAAGGCTGAATGGAAAGCCATCATCGCAGAGGCTAAGAAGCGATTGGGAAAGCACTTCGATCCCAATGACTACCGGAGTGCCGACGCAGCAGCGGCTGCCTACGATCTGAACTATCGGTATGTGCCGATCGCCGATACGCCAGAGATTCTGAAAACCATTGCGGCAGATGCGTACAAGGAGGACCTTGAGCGGTCACGTCAAGAAACCGAGAAGGAGTTGGAGCAGTTCAGGGATTCGCTTCGCCTTACCTTGCTCGGCATTGTCGAGAACATGCGACAGACCCTGACCAAGCCCGATGGAGAGAAGCGGGTGTTTGGTCAGCGGTTCTTCAAGCGTCTGGATAATTTCTTGGGGACGTTTGACAGTAAGAACCTCAGTGATGATGGGGCGTTGAAGAAGGTAGTGGAACAACTGCGGAAGGTGTCGCAGGGTGTGGACATCGGAGACTTGAAGAAGGACGCGGATATCCAAGCGGAAATGAATAGCAACCTGCACCAAATCACAAAGACGATGAAGGAGATGGTCAAAGAGGACGGGCGCATGATTGACCTGTCGATGGTCGAGGACGAGGCGTAGGCGTTACATGTAATGCCTGCTCTCCCGCTAGGGAGGGTAGGCGTTTCTGGAGGGGTGACGTTATTAACCAAGCGAAGGAGACCAACATGCAGTGTTGTCTATGCAAGCAGGAGATTCCCGTCGAGCATGGTTCGTGGCACGAAGGTCATAACGCTGACCCAGTGGCTGATGGTCGGTGCTGTCGTGAATGCAATATCAAGGAGGTGATTCCAGCGAGACTGAGAGGCTTGATTACCGATGATGCGTTACAGGCGATCATCGAGTTGGAATCTACGTGGTCGTCAACTAGACAGGTGCAGGGAGACAAAAAAAATGAAATCAACTAACGGTATCAGAAAGAAGTGTCGGTGCGCTCGGTCACAGTGGGAAACCACCTGCGTCCATGCGTGGTATCTCACCTTCGTCGTAGAGGGGAAAAAGTATGAACGGTCATTGCGGAAGCTGGCGTTGGCGCGTCGGCTGTCAGACCCGAGGACGTTTGAGGAAGCGACGGAGATGAGCGCGTCTCTTCGGGACGAACTGATGGTGGAGGCGTTCAAGGAGAAGCACAATAACGTGTCTGTTCCTGAAGCGGCGGAGCTTAATGATTCGCCAAGCCTGCTGCCCACGATGACAACAAGCCAAGCAGTGTACGAAGGTGCTCTAAAGCGGAGGCGCACCATGCCGACCATCGTGCATGGGGTGTTGCTTCGTGGCGAGAGGGATATTCCTGTCGACCAACTAAAGAGCATTGGCATTGATGAGCGGTATCAACGGATGAGGATTACGAATAAGGTGAACTCCCTCATCGTGGTCATCAAGAGCGGCGGGTTGATTCCCGATCCGGTGAGCCTCGTTGAACGACCAGACGGAACGTTGTGGATCGTGAATGGTCAACAGCGGTACTGGGCGCACTACGATACCGATAGTCCGATGCGGGCGAGGATCTATGCTATTGATCCTGAGTATTCTGCACTGGCGTTGGACATCGAGCGGCGGTTGTTCTCCGCATTGAATAACAGTCGGGCGCAGACAACTGGCACGACCATCAAGGCACATGCTGGATTGTCTGCCGAGATCCTTCGGCAACTAAACGAAGATCCGAACAGCACCATTTACCAGCGCGTCTTGTTTGAGAGTAGAGGTGGCACGAGGAAGAACGAACTATCGGCAGCTTCCCTTATTCGGGGAATGTTGTTGTCGGCTGCTGGTGCGCGTCCATCTGGTTCGCTTATGGAGCGAGTGTTGCCTCGGGCTGACTTGGAGATGGCGAAGCCTGACGCTCGATGTCGGGTTGATGCCTACTTGAGACTCGTTGGCTTGGTCTTTCCACCATTGGATGACGGAAGGGGTCTGGCTCCAGCGCTAGCAATACGAGCGTTGGGTTCGATCTGTTACCAGAAGTGGAAGACCATCTCCTTGAGAGGTGCAGCACCGTTGCCAGATCATCGAGTTGTCAATAGGCTGCGCCGTATAAAGTGGAAGCGGATTGCCGAGTCCGTCGCGGAACGTTTCATGCCGTTGTATGAGGATGCGATCCTTAAAATCTGGAAGGAGTAGATGAGTACAGCAAGAAAGGCAGGCCCGGGAAGACCGACACGCTTCCCGGGCAAGCCTAACCAAACTCGACTCACTGTGTCACTCACCCCGGCCTGTCGTGATCGAATCACGGAGCTGTCTGGCCGGATGGCATGCAGCCTGTCCGATGTCGTGGAATATAGCGTCTGGCAGGTGTCGAAGCGTTTAGGTCATGCCCTTACCCAACACACCATTACATCAACTGGAGGCGAACATGAGTAAGACAAAAGAACTGGCGGTGGTGGAACAAGAAGCACAGGTCGTGATGGCTCCATCAGCAGACGTTCTGGAGCAGAGTGTCCTGCAGTATCAGAACATGAAGAACACGCTGGACAGGTTGATGCCTGACCAGATTGTTCAGACGGGTTCCAATGCTGACGGGTCACCGAAACTCTTCAGGCGCAAGGGCTACTGGAAGGCTATCGCGCAGGGATTCACTCTGACAGTGGAGATGGTTCAGGAAGATCGTCAGGAGTACGGCGACGACTTTGGTTACTGCGTGACCTACAAGGCGACCGATCCACGCACGGGTCGCAGTGCTGATGGTGATGGTGCGTGTTTTGCAAGCGAGAAGGCGCAACGTCGTGGTGGCATTGGCGGAACAGAACACAACGTCCGTGCCCATGCACACACTCGGGCTACCAATCGAGCGATTAGTAACTTGGTTGCGTTCGGAGAAGTCTCGGCAGAGGAGTTGGAGCAGGGTCAGCCGCAAGGCAAGCGGTCTGCGCCTCGACAAAAGGCTGCCAAACCGAAGCCGACGCTGGAGTCTCACGACGGTGATGAGTACATCCAAGAAGTCAACGCCGTGAAACAGTTAGCCAGCGGTGCCACCATTCACAAGATACAGTCCACCCGCAGGGTGTACACCTGTATCGATGATGATGTGGCGAGTATGTCTCAGACGGCTGTCGAGCGAAACTGCCCAGTGGAAATTGACTGGGAGGAGAAGCTCACCAAGGCTCGGAACGGCAATAAGGGAAAACCCTATAACGCCATTAACGGTGTGACATTGCTTCAGGAAGCACCGACGATGGACGTTGAGGTTGTCGAGCCTGAGGTTGTTGCACCTGATGTAGACCAGACACCTGACGAAGACACGATTCCGTTCTAGGAATTCTGTTGTCCTCATGGCATGGACGTCCGCGCATGGGCGTCCATGCTTTTTCTTTGGAGATAATCATGACCGAACAACCAGAAGGGCTGTTGCGGGTTACTAGTCTATTAAGATGGGCGGGCCTGACAACCAGCATCCCTGACACGCCAGCAGTTCGGGCTGCACTGAAACGTGGAACGGCGGTGCATGAATGGTCATTACTGGTCGAAGACCTCCATGCCACAAACGACCAGTCTGTAATTCATCGAATGCCTTCAGACCTGCAAGGCTATGGCACGGCTGTGGCTGCGTTCAATGAGCGGTATCAACCGCATTGGGATGAGCGGGAACAACGAAAGGACGATCAGGCTATCGGAATTACTGGCTGTCCTGATCGTGTCGGTGTTATTCAAGGTGAACGCGTGGTCGTGGACTTCAAGACTGGACATCGCTACGCATGGCACAGGCTCCAGCTTGCTCTCTATGCAATCTTAATCGAGCGGGTAGGGGTCACTGTCGATGGGGTTCTAGATCGGGACTACAAGCTGGACAAAAGGCTTGGCGTGTATCTATCCCCTGATGGCTCGTACAGTCTCAACACCTATCGGAAGCAGCAGGACATTTTAGAAGCGTGGTCAATTATTACCAAGTATAGAAACGAGGTCACCCGCCATGACGACAACCAATGATGCTCTTACTAAGCCGACGTTCACTTCCATTGTTCAGCCTGAAAGCCTGCCCGAACAATTGGAGTCCGCTGATGATTCCCGATTATGCCAAATGGTTATCAGTGGCTATCGAGCCTTGCGTGCCGACGCAGCAAAGACCTATAAGGCGATGCTTGATCCGTTGAACAAAAAGCGGGCAGTCATTAACAAGTGGAAGCGTGAGGACTTGGAGAGCATTGATGCGGTTGTGTCGTCGGCATCGACCAAGCTCACACAATACCGCGAACGGGTAGCCTTAGAACAGGAGGAAGCGGCACAGGCTGCACTGGAAAAGGCAACAGCGGTAGCACAACAGGAACGCGAAGAGGAGGTGGACTTCATGTTGGCCGCGGCTGACATGATTGGTGACGCCGACGTGGACGCAGCAGAAACCATGAAGCAGGAAGCGTCTGTTCTGAAGAACGAACCACCACCGCTGGTCGCTGTTCTTGATGATGTGTCCACGACAGAGGAACCAGCGCTTGTCTCTGAACGTCTGACCTATTCAGCCGAATGCGTGAGCGTCCTAAAGCTGGCGACCGCTGTTGCGAACGGAGAGATTCCACACGATGCGTTGAAGCCTAATCAGTCATGGCTCAATGGAAGAGCGAGAGCCGATCGTGAGGAGTTCAACGTTCCCGGGTGCGAGTTGATCTCCAAGTCATCTTACGCTCGGAAGGGCGGTGTTGGATGATGGACACAGTGAACGAGTCTGGTGCACCCATGACCCTCCTGACGAATAGTGAGTTCGAGGAGGTAGTGCTTGGTCAGATCATCGTGTTCGATGCGTGGCAAATTTATGTGGCTTTGGGTATCACGCCAGAGTATTTCTGGACACCCGCACATAAGAAGATTGTCATGGTCGCCGCCAAGATTGCATCGTCTGGTGTCTCGCCCGATCCTGTTCTGCTTCGGCAGGGCGGGTGTTCGGCGATGGTCATTAGTCGTTGCATGGACAACACCGTTAAGGTGCGTGAGGATAATGCTCAGTTCATGATGGATCGCTTGCGTGAACTAGCTCGGGCGAGGCGCATCTATCATCAGACCCAGAATCTGGAACAGCGATTAGCCGAGGGCGGATCAACCGCAAAGGAGATTGTCCGAGAGCATCTGGATGCGGTAGAAGCGATTGTCCGAGAGTCTGCTACGGGCGGCGTGGTCATGGATGCGACAGCCCAACACAAGGCAGCGGTAGAGATGGCGAAGTCCAGAGAGTCGGGTCGTCGAGTCTGGACTGGACTGTTCGCGCTGGACAAGGTGATTGATGGATTGTCACCGGGTGAGGTGCTCGGCTTGGCAGCCCGTCCCGGTATCGGTAAGACACTGTGGATGGGACGGTACATGCGCGCGGTCATGGACTATGAGATTCCAGCGCTGATGTTCAGTCTGGAAATGCCTACGGCACAGATTGTCACACGGCTGGTGCAGCCAGAGTGGAATTGGTCGAGAACCAAAGCGTTGTCCTCCATGCGAGACGACACCCTGACCCTTGAACAGTACCGTGAGAAGTTTGGGTTGTTGCATATTTGCGATCGGGCTGGACTGTCAGTGGCTGAGATGGAGGCGACAGCCTTGCGAATGAAGAAGCAGCACAACATTGGCTTGGTGCTGATTGATCATCTCGGATTAGTAGGAGGTCATGGAAAGTTGAGACCGTATGAACGCACCTCTGTAAACTCCAGAGAGATTAAGGAATTAGCAAAGAGGTGTGAGGTGCCTGTTGTTCTGGCGTTGCAGGTAAGCCGAGAGGGTGGGGGCGATGGGTCGCTCCCGTTAACGCTTTCATCGACTCGGGATTCAGGTGTCACTGAGGAGGTAGTGGACTACCTGATTGGGCTATACCGTCCAGACAGAAGTCCGAATCTGACGGCTACCCAGAAACATGAATACGAAAACGTCGTGGTGGCTCGTGTCTTAAAGAACAGACACGGGGCGGTTGGTGGGGAAGTGTCGGTGCATATCGACCCGGAAAACCTAGAGTGGACAGAGCGTAACGACCTGAAACGAATCAACACGAGAAGGAGGGAGGCGAGCCATGACTAGCAAACTATCGTCGCAGGGCTGGACAGATGACCAGTTGTCCTTGATTAACATGACCAGACGGGACGAGACGCTCAATCCTAAAACACAGGCGCGTCGTACTGATCCGGAAACATCCCATGAAGCGGCTCGCAGTATCCAGACTGGGCAGTCCGAGAGCCATAGGCGAGTTCTTCACCTTCTCGGAATGTCTGGTGACGTAGGTATGACCGATGCTGAATTGTTGAACGCATGGCAGCGTATCTATGGTCGCGTGCCAGAGTCTACACCTCGAAAGAGGCGATGCGACTTGGTGCGCCTCGGAAAGATAGTCGAAGACGGTAAGCGAATGATCGATGGACGACGAAGGATAGTGTGGAAAGTGCAGGACCGGTTTTGGTAACCGGTCCCCCGCCGTTGTAGTGCGACCGACCCTCACAGGCTTCTGCCTGTGGGGGTCTTTTTTTAGGTCTAGGTGACGATAAGTTTGGCGTGGTATACTCGGCATACCTCATACGATGATTCGTTTTCAAGTGGCGGGACAGGCGAGAGCGAAGGGATCGATGAGGGCGTTCGTGCCAAAGGGGTGGACCCGTCCCATAGTGACCTCCACAAGCACATCGGTAAAAGACTGGGAGCAAACGATTGGTCATGTTGCCCAGAAATTTTCCGGTAGCTACACCACAGGACCCGTTCGGGTGCGTTTGCATTTTGTGTTAGCGCGTCCGAAGAGTCTGTCCAGTCGGGCGTCCCGTGCGCATTGCAAGCGACCCGACTTGGACAAACTCTGTCGGGCGGCCCTTGATGCTCTGACCGGAGTGTTATGGAAGGACGATTCGCAGGTCTACGCCTTGTCCGCCCTTAAAACCTACGCAAAGGCAGGCGAACCGCCTCGCGTTATTGTGACCGTTCACAACAAAGGAGAGACAGCGTGACCGAGATTCAAACCATTCCAGAGACAGTATCTTCCATCGACCTAACCGAACGCACCTTTGACCTTGAGCGGTTCAAGTTCAGTCCAACGACGCTGGTTCCCGGTGATGAGTCCAAGAGCTTCTCCATAGATCAGTGGCAGCGGCTAGGTGACTTTATTAGGTTGACCAATCAGGCGTGCCAGTGGTGGTGGGGTGATTGGATGAACATGGGAGAGGATGCGTTCGGAGAAGAGTCGTCTCAGGCGTTGGAAACAACTCGGTGGGATGAGGAGACATTGCGGGTCTATGCGTGGGTGTGCCGCAAGGTCCCGACTGTTAATCGGCTAACAGGAGTTCCGTTTAGTCACTACTTGGACATTGCCAAGCTGCCTGTCGAGGAACAACACGTATGGGCATCCCGTGTGTCCGATGAACAATTATCCCGTCGCCAGTTGCGTCGAGCTTTACGGGATGAGAACGGTAGCGATACTCAACCGTGCGTTCTTATCCGATGCAAGTCTGAGGCTGACGCTGATACGGTCGAGGGGTTGTTGCCAGAGCAGGTGCGGTCGACATGCGTTGTGGAGCGGACATCCCGCAAGCGGAAAGGTGACTAAGTTTCCCAAGCCGACGCCTCGTTCTGTTGAGCGGCAGAGGAAGCGCCGCATGGAGAGAGCATGGATAGGGAAGGTGCGTCGAATTGTCGAGGCCCGAGACAGGGGTTGTCGGTCGTGTCGGCAGCTTGGCCTGTCACCTGACAACGCGGGCTTGCCTGTGCAGATGCACGAATTGGTCTACAGGAGCAAGACTAGAGGTCGGCCCATAGAGGAACGGGTCAATACTCTGAACTGTTTGCTCCTGTGCCCATCCTGCCATCAGGCTATACATGCCAAGCGTTTGTCTGTCCATATCGTGAACAAGAACAAAGGCGCGGACGGGTTGTTGAGGTTCAAGCTATGGAATCAAATTTCGGAGGGGTGACGATTATATTGGCCTTGTTTGCTCTTGGCATGATTGTCGGTTGGTTGATCGCCACACGGGAATCCACCGACAGCATCGAGCGATTCCGCTACAGTGACCAGAAGTTCTACGAACGGTGGAAGGCTTACTGTGAATTGGAAAAACGATTAGGGGAGAGACACGATGAACATTCTGGTCACAGGAGCAACGGGAGCACTGGGTCGGGCCGTTCTTCGTTATGCGTTGAGACAAAAGGAAACAACGAGAGTGGCAGCGTTCGCTCGGTCCGAGTCGAGACTGACGGAACTGACTAGCGAACTTGGACACTACAGCACCTTCCGTCCTTTTCTTGGCGACATACGAGACGAAGGTCGGCTCCGCGATGCCTGTGTCGGAGTGGACACAGTGATACATGGGGCAGCCCTCAAGAGAGTAGACGACGGCGCTTACAATCCGCTTGAGATGCACAAGACGAACGTAATGGGCAGCATCAACGTGGCGAACGCTGCGAGGGCTGAGGGAGTTCGGAATGTCGTGCTGGTCTCTTCCGACAAGGCGGTGTCTGCCATCAACACGTATGGCGGCAGTAAGTATCAGGCCGAGAATTGTCTGAGGGAATTGAACGCGCATTCTGCACCACGAGGCACACGGATTTCTTGTGTCCGGTATGGCAACGTGCTTGGCAGTACGGGGAGTGTGCTTACGCTCTGGCATAAACAACACCGGCAAGGTGGAAGACTGGTTCTGACTGACAAGCGGATGACCCGTTTCTGGATGACGCTCGATGAAGCGGTGCGCCATGTGTTTAAGGCGCTGCGAATAATGCGCGGCGGCGAGATTATTATTCCGATGATGCAAAGTTCAACGCTCTGGTTGTTAGCTCAGGCCTATCAGGACGTAACTGAATGGGAAGATTGCGAGATACAGGAGATGGGCGTTCGTACTGGTGGCGAGAAACGACATGAGTCCTTAATCAATGAGGACGAGGCCACTAGAGCGATTGCCCAAAAGGGTGTCGTGGTAATTCCACCGGCTGTGCATTCGTGGACCGCTGATGAATGGAAGACCGATGGGACGGTGACTGTTCCACATCCATACCATAGCAATGCGGTGAAATGCTGTACGCATACGCGGAAAAGTCTGCGCGGAGTTCTTGAGTCGATAGAGGGAGTGTGGAAAAGTCCCGAGGTCCGTTGCCAAGTCAGGTGAGCCTACCGTTCACGTTGACTCTGGTAGGGCGACTCACCCAATCGAGTCGTGGCGTGTGGCATGTGGTCGATAACGTAATGACCGGAGTGCGGTTTGGTTACTTCAAGGCCAAGTGCGGACTTGATACTCACTATACGTTCGACGGTCAAGCTGGAACGCTGTGTCGTAGGTGCAAAAAGTCTGGCACTGGGTAGATGGATAAGCAGGCCTTAGTCATTGGACTTGGTTCGATGGGTCAACGCCACCTGCAGTACATGGGAGAGCGTGCTGGTGTCTCACGGTTTGGCTGTGACAGGAGACCGGAGACGTTTCCAGACGGAGTGCCGTGTGTGCAGGACATTACACAGGCGCTTCACTGTTTCTCGCCGTCGCTTGTCGTTATTGCGTTGCCAGCGAGATATCACTTGGAAACGCTGTATCAGGTTCGACAGGCACATCCGGACGCGAGCATCTTGATTGAGAAGCCACTATCCGATCGTCCGTTGTCAGACGAGGACAAGGAACGATGTCTCAACATCGGGGGCATTGTGTGTGTCGGGTATAACTGGAGATTTCATCCGTTTGCCAAGATGCTGCACGGAGTTCGGGATGCGATTGGGGATATCACTTTCCACGTAGGTAGTGACATGCGGACATGGCCCGGGAGTGATTACTCAGATCCGTTGCGGGAGTTTTCCCACGAGTTGGACTTGGTTGCATATCTTACGTCCATGCCTCAGGTCACGGACGCAACCATGACTCCGCACGGTCGTTATGTTGTGGATGGATTTCATAGTCATGGTCGCTGGCGTGTTGTCATTGCTCCGTATCATGAGCCAGTCGAGCGATGGGTGAATGTGGAGATACGACCACCGGTAGGCAACGGGCGAGTAATGACATACCCGTGGGATATGCAGTCACACACGCTGGAGGCAATGTATAGGGCGCAGTCGTTTCGGTTCCAGAGAATGTCTACGGTTGGTATCGCTTCGGCCATGGACTCATCGCGCCTGCTGTGTTCCGTGTCGGATGCGTTGATGACCACGGGGCTTATAGATAATGCCGAAGTGTTGCTGGCTCGAAAGGACAAGGGATGTCTCATTATGTAGAGCGTCTTGGCTTACGTGAGCGTCGGACCTATGTCATTGCCGAGGCTGGGTCATGTGGTGATGCGACTCCGAACAAGATGGCGGAACAGATCGACCGATGTGCCGATGCTGGATGCGATGCTGTGAAATTCCAGTGGACCTCAAGCGCAAAGGAGATGGCGCGCAGGCGTGGTCGTGCTACGGCAGATGGGTATGACCTCATTTATCAGCGTTACCTTGAGTGGCCAGACGACTGGCACGCCATTCTTCAGGCTAAGTGTCAGGAGCGAGGAGTGGATTACCTGTGTTCGGTCTATCTTGCCAGCGATGTGTACGTGGTCAGCCCGTATGTCAGTCACTTTAAGGTGTCGAGCTTTGAGGCACTGGACTGGACGTTGCAGTCTCGGGCGATATCGGAATGCCTGCATTCGCTTCGGAAGTGTATGTTCGTTTCGGTAGGGATGTGCAGCGACGATGAGGTGGAAACATTGCGCCGTCAGTATGCGGCATCGCCGTTTGTTGCTTTGTTGCATTGCGTGACGGCTTACCCTACGCCCTTTGGCTCAATGAATCTGTCGTCTATTTATCGCAATGGCCTTGATGGGTTTTCCGATCACACTGATCCCGCGATAACCATGACTGGTGCGCTAGCAGTAGCGGCCGGTGCGAGGATTATCGAGGCGCACATGCGTCTGGAGAATACAGACCCTTTGAATCCAGACGCTGCTCATGCTATGACACCGGACCAGCTTTCGGACTACGTTTCTCGTATTCGGATGGTGGCACAGGCGATGAGTAGGCCGGAAGATGATGATGTCCAAGACAACATGCGGTGCTATCGAGTGGGAGATACCTTTGGAGACTAATCTGAGGCGGGCAACGATGGAGGACGCGGAAGCTGTTTACAACTGGCGCAACGATCCGAAGGTGCGAGCGGTCTCCAGAAGCGTCGGCGAGATTGATTATGCCGCTCATGCGTCATGGTTCGCAGAACGTATTCCACTGACGCATCCAGAGACTGTGTGGATAATCGAAGCAGACGATGGAGTCGGGATAGGAAGCGCCCGTATCAATTGCTATGAGGACGATGATCGGGCAGAAATAAGTGTGGTGCTTGGTGAAGAGCATAGGAGTCGAGGTGTGGGTCGACAGGTGATTAAGCAGTTGGCTGACAAGGTTCGGGCAATGGGTCGGGTGCCAACTGCGTTCGTTCGACCTGATAACAGGCGTTCCCTTAATACGTTTACGGCAGCAGGGTTCACCTATGTGCTTCCGGTGATTGAGTTACATGTCAGGGATTAGCGTTAAGGAGAAAGAGTCGGTAAACGTGTACGGCAGGGAGATGTTTCGGAACAGCGAGACATGGGATGGGTTTGTTGATCGTCATCATGCTGGTTACTGGTGGCATCGACAGGCGTGGTTGGACTATTCGCTATCGTATGACCCGAAGGCAGTGGACCGATCGTTCGCTGTAGTCGTAAAGTCCAATGGATATCCGAGGGTGATGGCTGTCTGTCCTGCGATAGAACGGGACGCGATCATTTGCATGGGCGCAGGTGATGTGCCGTGTGCTGGTCCGTTAGTTATCGATCACCAAGACGAGACGTACACGTCGTGGTATCGGGAAGTATTGTTAAGGAACATTCAATCACGTCTCGGTGGATGTCGCGGTTGGTGGTCGTGGAATCGAGAGCCAAGTGATTCGCGTGAACTGATTCAGGTGTTGGCAAAGCGTCTGTCCATGGGGCAGTCGGTGACAAGCACATCATTGGTATCGGTGCGGAACGAACGGGCGTGGTTTGGTTTACGTAAGAGCTATAGGTCGTTGGTGTTGTCTGCGGCTCGGGAGTACGACATCGGATACGGGTTTGCTGACCTCTGGCCGTATTACGAAATGTGCCATCGACACTGTGCCACCAGAGAGCGTGACGGTGATACCTATCTTCATCAGTTGCGATGGTTGCGTCAGGCGTCGGCGTTCGTGGTTGTAGCGTTGCCAAAGCATGGAGGGACAACGGGGGCAATGAACCCAGATGGTCGGGTGACCTCTTCATTGTCTTGGGTTGCGTCAGGTTCGGGTCCTGATCCCTCGTCTACATTGGCTGCTGCCTATGTTCTCGTGTATAAGGGGCGCGCCTACTATGCAAGTGGGCCGAGTGTGCAGAGTAACCTGCAACATGCTCTACAGTGGGCGGCGATACAGGCGGTAGCTCGACTCGGTGGACACACTTACGAGCTTGGACATCATACCGATGACGGTATCGGCTTTTTTAAGCGAGGGTTCAGTAAGGATGTTGGCAGCGTTGATGTCTTGAATGGGTATATATGACCAGACAAGTGGTGGCAATCATACAGGCGCGCCTTGGAAGCTCTCGATTTCCTCGGAAGTCACTGGCTATGTTCAAGCATCGGCCGATGATCGAGCATGTGATCCAGCGTGTCCAGCAAGTGCCATTGATTGACGAGGTTGTGGTGACGATTCCAACGCTGGATAAAGCGTTGATTGATGTCGTTCGGGACTATGGTTCTCGACTGGTGAACACGGATGTCGGGAATCGCCCAGTGCGTATCGCGTGTGGTCCAGAGCAGGACGTTCTTCTGCGGTACTGGTTGGCGGCGTGCGAGTATCAAGCCGATGTAGTGGTTCGCGTGACAGGCGATTGCCCGCTGTGGTCATCTAAGGCTGGAAATACAGTGGTGAAAGCCTTCCTTGAGGATAAGAAGCGTCGAGCGTTTTGGTCGAACGATACGACCTTGAGTGGGTGGCCAGACGGAACTGATGTTGAGGTGTTCTCGATGGATCTGCTCCGTCAGGCACGGAACGCTCGGAGTACGCTAACGAATGACGATCGGGAACACGTTACGACGTGGATGAGGAGGCAACTGCATGGGAAGTGTGGTGTGGTCTATCGCAAGGAGGACAACATCTCGTCCCTCAAGTTATCGGTCGACACGATTATGGATCTCTTGAGGATTGAGACATTCGATGAGGCGTTATTGCATGGATGAAAGCAAATTATTGGAACGTGCGCGTCTGGTAACGCCCGGTGGCGCACAAACTTCCAGCCGGAGACATGGGAATGTTGGTCCCCGTTCTTATCCACCGTTTGCAACACGAGGAGAAGGAGCGTATTTATACTTCAACGACGGCACAAGAGCGATTGATTTGGCTGGGTCGAATGGCGCGGCGGCGCTTGGCTATGCTCATCCAGAGGTCGTGGCGTCCGTAGAGCGATACATAGGCAGTGGGTGTACCTTGTCGTTGCCGACTGGCCTTGAAGTTGAGGCATCGGAGGCGATGATCCGAGGCTTTGACTATGATGTCGCGGTGCGGTGGGTTCGTACAGGAAGTGAGGCTGTATCTGCTGCGGTCAGCGTGGCGCTTGAGGCGACAGGTCGTGAGGCTGTTGCCGCGTTGGAAGGCTCCTATCACGGCTGGCATCCGTGGACCAGAAAGGTTTCTCGTTACGAGAGTGTGGATAAAGTGCCATTGGAGAATGTGGCAGCGTTGCTGATTGAGTCTCCTCGATGGCGTGAGGTTGATAACGATTACATTGTCTCCCTTCAACGGATACGGAACCTGTGCAATCGGCATGGTGCCTTGTTGATATTCGATGACGTAGTGTACGGATTTCGTTTTGCCGTAGGTGGATTAACCGAAACAACTGGCGTCCGGTCCGACCTGTCCTGTTTTTCTAAGGCGCTTGGCAATGGAGTGCCGGTTGGGTGTGTGGTTGGTTCAAGGGACCTAATGATGCGCACTGGTTATCGAGTTAGTAGCACGTTCGGTGGGGAGACAGTTGGCTTGGCGGCAGCCAGAGCGGTGCTGGCATTACATGCGGAGTTCGATGTATGCGGAGAGCTACGCGAGATGGGAAGACGATTACGATCTGACCTCGACGATGGCTTGCGGTCGTCTCCGATACGGGTGGAGGGAACACCGCAGCATTTCCGCTTCGTCTCTGACCACCCAAATACTTTGGAGCGTTTTTTGACTTTATGTATGCAGCAGTCAGGAGATGCTCGGTGCTGATACATCGAGACGCCAACAATATTAACCTGATGATGAATGAGTCCATACGGCAACGCATAGTTGATACGGTCTGTGCCGCTGCCAGTCATATCTAGGAGGAGACATGGCAGATCAAAAGAAGCAGTGGCGCAATCGAATCATCGGTCAAGGCGAGGAGGTGCCAGATCAATTGCTGGCAAATCCTAAGAACTGGAGAATCCATCCCAAGGAACAGCAGGAGGCGTTGGGTGGAGTGATGGAGCGTGTGGGTTGGGTGCAGCAGGTCGTGGTAAATAAACGGACAGGCTTCGTGGTTGATGGACACTTACGTGTCAGCATGGCGATTAGCAGGAGCGAGCCTATGGTCCCTGTGGTGTATGTGGATCTGTCTGAGGAAGAGGAGGCGTTAATTCTTGCGACTATCGACCCGTTGGCGGCGCTGGCAAAAACAGACAACGACCAATTACGTGATTTGGTGACAGACATTGGGGTCAATGAGCAGATACGTGACCTCTTGGCCGCTCTTCGCTTGCCCGTTGATGTTGCAGACGTGCCTCCTGACGAGTTTGATATGGTTGATCCCAATGCTCATTCAAAATTTCGGTGCCCAAAGTGCGCCTATGAGTGGGACGGCTCACCGACACCTCAAAAGGATGACCAATCAGCGCAATAAACGAGATATTCGGCACGTTCGGTGCGTTGTCGGCGTTACGGCGCGCACCGAATGCACCAAATGAGCACCGAATCAGCACTGAATGCACCGAATCAGCACCGAATCAACCGAACTCGCACCGAACGTGCGCCGAACATACCAAACGTGCGCCGAACACACCGCATACGCGCCAAACCACTGTATTTATAGCCTTAAACGGACCGTATAAGCCGAATGAATGTTAGAGAGACCCTTGCTTCTTTAATCGAGCCACTACCTACGCCTCTGCCCATTGCAACATCTGGGGGAATAGACTCTTCGTCGCTGACATTAGCGGCTAGGGATGCAGGAAAGGACCCGATTATTGTCTCTTTTACGTTGGCCGATCGGGAGTCGGCTGACTTTGTGGCAGGCCGTAAGCTCGCTAATCACTTTGGATTTGAGTTTCGGCCAGTGATTCTTCCTGTGGATACAGATGTTATCTGTGGAGACGTGATTCGGCTCATTCGGCGCTACGGTGCTCGCCGTAAAACAGCCATCGAGTGTCTCTGGCCGTATTTGCACGTCTTGGAAACCCTCAAGTCCTTAAATCATTCAGTCCTCCTTACTGGTAATTCCGCTGACGGACACTTCGCTCTGTCACGCAAGGCGATGGTTCGTTATAGGGTGCGAGAGTCTAAGGAGCAATTCCAGCTGTTCAGACAGCACTTCTACGCCAATCCCGAGTCATCCCAGATTGGCTTTTTGCATCGTATCTATTCACAGGAGAACATTCAGGTCCATACCCCGTGGTTTGATCCAGCGCTGTTTGCCCTGTTTGAGGATTGCACGTGGGAAGAAGTGAATAAGCCGAGACAAAAGGAAGTTGTCCGCGTGGAATTTCCAGAGTTGGATACATTGCACATTGCTGGCTACTCGCCATTGCAGCTTGGCGATTCTGGGATCGCTTCAACGGTAGGCGATGCTGTCAGGAGGCGATATGCCCCAGAAGCCAAGTCTCCCATTCGCGCCTACAACCTAATCGCTCAGGCCTCATCATGAAACCTGCCTATGTAGTGCCGACGCTTGCTGAAGTGGAATCGCTTTCATGGAATGGCCTGAATGTTGTGTCGACCTTTAGCGGTGGTGGTGGATCGTGTCTTGGGTTTCGCATGGCAGGCTATCGCACATTGTGGGCCAGTGAGTTTATTCCGCTGGCAGCAGAAACCTATCAACTGAATCATCCGAACGTGTTCTTGGACACTAGAGACATCAGGCAGGTGCATCCTGATGACATTCTCAAGCGAGTGCCGTCTGGTGAATCGGTGCATGTGCTGGAAGGCTCGCCGCCTTGCGCTGCATTCTCGTTGGCTGGCAAGCGAACAAAGGGATGGGGTCAGGTAAAGAAGTATTCCCAGACCGAACAGCGCGTTGATGACCTGTTTGAGGAGTTCCTTCGACTGGTCGCTGGCGTCCAGCCGTATGTTTTTATTATGGAGAACGTGAAAGGTCTTATCGGCGGTGCGTCGAGTGGCGTGCTGCAGGACACACTGGAGACGATGCGAGCGATTGGCTATCGCGTGCAGGCTCGGGTGCTAGATGCTCAGTGGTTGGGTGTCCCGCAGTCTAGGGAGCGTGTCATCTTTCAGGGTGTACGCCGTGACCTTAATCGTCAGCCGGTATGGCCTAAGCCGCTCAACTATCAGTATTCGATTAGGGAGGCTGTGCCTAGTCATGTGCTACGACATGCACATGGAGCTCCGTTCCCGAATCATGTCTTTGGCAAGACGTATGCTGGTGAAACCTTTGTAAGCAGTGTCGCTAATGATGTGCCTGAGCTTACAAAGAACGATCAGGCTCGGGTGCACTACGTGTTTGGTCATGGACATGCTAACTTCCTTCAACGTGGACAGCCCCTCTCGCTGAATAAACCAGCTCCGACTATCATGGCAACGGCCGATAGCGTCGAGAAGCACCTTAAAACCAACTGGGCAACCTATCGCCGTCGTCTAAGCATGGATGAATTGCGTCTCCTCTGTTCGTTCCCGTCAGACTTTCGATTGGCGGGCGAGAGTTACATCAGGCAATGGGAGCGTTTTGGTCGAGCGGTGCCACCATTGATGATGCGAGCGGTGGCAGAAACGATACGGGATAAGATTTTTGGCCCTGTATAGTCCGAGACGGGAAATATGATGAGGGATACAGTAGAGCCTGACGGTGCGTGGGTGTTCGACACTACGGTGGCAGCGTCCTTCGACGACATGTTGGAGCGTTCGATTCCACAATATTCAGTAATGCGAGACGCTGTAACGGGAATCGGCTGTCGATTCATGGATAAGGTGCAGGGACACGGCACGATTATCGACCTTGGATGCTCTCGGGGAGCGGCCCTTGCCCCGTTTGTTGACCGTTACGGTCAGTCGGCTCGGGTGCATGGGATAGAAGTCAGCCAACCTATGCTCGACGAGGCGCGCACCCTGTTTGCTGAACCCATCAAGTCGGGCATCGTTACGTTGGAAGGGATTGACCTACGAACAGACTGGCCCACGATTGACACAACCGTCCACCCTAATTACCTCACACTGTGTATCCTGACGTTGCAATTCATCCCGATGGAACATCGGCAGCGACTCTTGGCTAGCGTCTTCCAGACGATGGAGTCTGGTGGCGCGTTCATCTTGGTAGAGAAGGTGCTCGGCGCAACCAGTTCGCTCGATACGGTCTTCAAAGGCGAGTATTACCAACTCAAGCGTGAGCATGGCTACTCACAGGAATCTATCGACCGGAAGCGACTGAGCCTTGAAGGTGTGCTGGTGCCTGTCACGGCAGAATGGAATGAGGGCCTGCTCAGGCAGACAGGCTTTCAACAGGTCGATTGCTTCTGGCGCTGGATGAACTTCGCCGGATGGGTTGGAGTTAAGCCTTAACGTTCGTTAATTGATTAACGTGGTATCCTAGCCTTGCGTGTCGGACTTGCCTCACGTGTCGCCTCGCCATAAAACGCCTTGCGGCTCTAGTCGCCCTCATACCAGACTGAAGGGGCCTCTCCGACACGCATTTATTGTAGGTAGGGGTATGCTGAACCTCACTCTCATTGTGAACTGTGCGGCGACGATAGGCTTGGCAGGCGCAGTCGTCTTGGGCGAGGAGACACTGGTGTCCATCGGACTGGCATATGTCTCCGGACTCTTGACCGCGTTCGCCAGTCGTTACCATGTAGCCCTTGAGTCGAACGGGTCTTAATGTAAGGGCTAAAATGCCACGCGAGGGTTAACGTGGACACTATAAAAAAGACTCGGCGCAAAGGTGGACGCCCGAAGGGTAGTAAGGCGAAGGGATCGGGCGAGTGGAAGCCTGTGTTCCTGTCTGTCCTGCAGACGATGCCAGTGGTGCGTATAGCGTGCCAGAAGGCGGGGATCTCTCGGTCGGAAGCGTACAAGGTGCGGTCGTCTGATCCAGAGTTTGCGCTGGCATGGCAACAGGCGCTACAGGACGGCGTTGATATGATTGAGGCCACTCTTCATGCACGGGCGCGGAAGAGTGATACGGTTGCGGCCATCTTCCTGCTGAAGAACCTGCGACCTGAAGTCTACGGCGAGAATGTCAACGTGAACGTAAGTGGGTCGCTTTCCATCGAGGAAGTCAGTCAGGCGCGGGCCTCATTACATGCCAAGCTCACCCAAATTGCCAGCACCGTCGCCCCCGGCGAGAGACGGATCACTGTCGAATGAATCACTGGCGGTACTGACGGCGGCTGACCAGAGTGTTACGCAAGAGATCCTAGACAGTCTCACTCCAGCAGAGGCAGCCCTGCTTCGCTATGAGTGGAGGTTCTGGGCGCGACCAAACCAATTAGCTCCAGCAGGCGAATGGGGTATCTGGTTACTGATGACTGGTCGAGGCTTTGGGAAGACCAGAGCGGGTTCGCAGTGGGTCATCGAACAGGCGCAACACCCGGGACATCGTATTGCCATCGTCGGTCGTATCCCTGCTGACTGTCGGGACGTCATGGTTAACGGCGAGTCCGGCATCTTGAGGTGCAGCCCTCCAGACTTCCGTCCGCTCTACGTGCCAAGTCAACGTCTCTTGAAATGGCCGAACGGGTCAGAGGCGAAACTGTTCTCCAGTGAGAAGCCTGCCGACTTACGTGGCCCAAACTTCCACTGTGCATGGATTGATGAGTTGGCGAAGTATGACCAAGCACAAGAGACATGGGACACACTGGTCATGGCGGTGCGTCTCCCAGACGAGCCGCGCATCGTGGTAACGACTACGCCTCGGCCCATCCCTGTCATCAAACGATTAATGGACGACCCGGCTACCCACATCACGCATGGTTCCATTTATGACAATCGCACAAACCTAAGCGCCAAGTTCTTTGAACGTCTCATCAAACGGTATGAGGGAACCTATCTTGGTCGACAGGAACTAGAAGGACTCCTTATAACGGATCGTCCCGGGGCGCTGTGGGCGCGGTCGACCTTAGAGAACCAGCGGGTGTCTGTTGCGCCAGAGGAACTGTCTCGTATCGTCGTGGCGATTGACCCACCGGCAACCGCATCTGAGGATAGCTCCGAAGCGGGCGTCGTGGTTGTTGGTCGTGCGAGTGACGGAACGTCCTACGTCTTGGCTGATGGCAGTCTGCATGGCACGCCAGATGAATGGGGTCGACAGGCTGTGAGGCTGTATGACCAGTTTGAGGCAAACCAGATTGTGGGTGAGGTGAACAACGGGGGCGACATGGTGGGCTTCACTGTGCGGGAGTGTGCCAAGGCCCTACATCGTGATGGTGAACGCGAGACCAGCGCAGTGCCATACGTGCCAGTGCGTGCTAGTCGCGGCAAGCTCACCAGAGCCGAGCCTGTGTCTGCTCTGTATACCCAAGGGCGAGTGAAGCATGTCGGCGTCTATCCAGAACTGGAAGACCAATTGACCTCATGGTTGCCGGGAGAACAATCGCCCGATCGCTTGGATGCACTGGTGTGGGCGTTGACATCGTTGGTCATCTACAGCGGTGATGACATCGAGACATGGGGTGGCGCTGACACCGCGTCCGAATCGAGCGAACACGTTCGGGATGTTGTGAAACATGAAGGGTCATGGTTTCCGTCTGGTGTCTCGTCTCGATGGTGATGTCTTGGGTTGCGTCGTCCTAGACATTCTGCCATAGTCACGCTATGCAACCACAGTCCCCATCTTTTGGCCAGCGTCTGTCTGTCGCGGCTAAAGCACTGGTTGGAATCTTTTCCGATGAGAGCGCGAGACAGGCGCACGGAATGCTTGGTGGCATCTTCAACGGAAGCGCTGGTGATCCCCCTTACCGTGGGGCGTCAAGCATCCTGTCGGCCTATTCAACAATGCCGTGGCTTCGGGCTGTTGCCCAACGAGTCGCTACGTCCGTCTCCGCATCGACAACACAGTGGCGACTGTATGCGCCGTCATCAGGGCGGCGGAATGACGTGCGGGTCATACAGCGGTCGGGAGACTCGACGGCGCGTCGAGACATGATTCGGAAGGCCAACGCTGACCTCGTTGAGGTCGATAGCCATATCCTGCTCGATGCCTTGAACAAGGCGAACAGTTACATGGTGGGCCAGTCGTTGTTTAAGCTCACCCAGTTGCACCTCGATCTCGTTGGTGAGTCGTTCTGGATAAAAGAGCGGAACGCTTTTGGAGCTCCTGTTGAGTTTTGGCCTGTTCCTCCCGACTGGATAGAAGCAACACCCACACCAGAGAGTCGGTCGTATCGTGTGAGCTTTGGCGCATGGCAGGGGACAATACCGGAAACAGAGATTCTCTGGATGGCTGACCTTGACCCGTCGAACCCGTACGGCAGAGGCACCGGCATGGCCCGTTCACTGTCTGATGAGTTAGAGACCGATGAGTATGCCGCGAAGCATACGCGCCAATTGTTCTTTAACCGCGCACGACCAGACATGATTATCTGGCCGAAGTCTCAAGGTGCTCACGATGTTGGTCTGCAACAGGATCAGGTCAGGCGATTAGAGGAACGCTGGCTTGATGGGCATCAAGGTTTCTGGCGAGCGTTCAAGCCGTTCTTCGTTGGGCGAGAGATTCAGGTCCATGAGGTGAATCAGTCGCTACAGGAATTGCAGCTGGTCGAGCTTCGCAAGCATGAACGGGACACGATTGTACAGGTCTTCGGTATACCGCCTGAACTGCTAGGCATCCTTAACAATTCCAACAGGGCCACGATTGAGTCTGCGGACTATCTCTTCAGCCGATGGGTCGTAACGCCGCGTTTGGAATTTCTGCGTTCACAATTACAAGAACGGTTGGTGCCTGAGTATGACGAGCGATTGGTCTTGGACTTTGTGTCTCCAGTGCAGGAAGACCGCGAGCATATGCTGGAAGCGGCGAAGGCTGCGCCATGGGCCATGAAGGTTGATGAGTGGAGAACGTTGCAAGGCCAAGAGACGTTAGACGATGACGCTGGTCAGGTGCACATGATGCCGCTCAATCTGATTCCAGTGCGTTCCCCTAGCGTGCCTCCAGCGCCTGTACCTGCGACAGTAGCGGGTGAGACGCCCCCGGAAGGGGATGTAATCACTGACGCATGGCGAGACGATCTGACGGTCTTAAAGGATGCCGGTGATGGTGAAGCCGTTGGGCAAGTGCAACGTGAGATTGCGGACAACATCGACGGCCTGTCTGGTGTCTGGGGTGATTTGGCTGAACAGGAACCCAAGCTCGCCCGTATGGTCGGTCGCCATATTCGTGGATTAAGCGAGCGGGTCAGCGCCGATGACCTGTCGTCGATTGCAACTGGGCCGCAGCTGGAACAGATGCTGGACTTCGAAGGCTGGATTCGGGAACTCGATGATGCGATGCGGCCGTATTGGAAACAGGGCTGGTGGACGGGAGCAGAGTTCTCAGCAACGGATCTTGGCATCACGCTCCAGACCAGTGCTCATGCACCGATCGCCAAGCAGGAGTTGCCTGCGCCGACGATTACACCAGTTGTGCCAGCCTTTGATTTTAACGTGATGAATCCGTATGCGGTGAACTGGGTGCAGACGCACGGCGCACAGTTTATCCAGCAGGTCGGTGATGCAACCAAGGCGGCGATTCGGAGTTCGGTAGCGGACGCTGTAAAGATGGGCCTAAGCGTTAAAGCGGAAGCGCGGGAACTGTTGAAGCTCCAGATAGGTCTCACCACAGAACAACGCACCTCTATCTGGCATTATCGACAGCGGTTGATGTCGACCAAGCCGCACCTGACGCCTGCTCAACGCATCGCAGACATTAAGCGGTATCGAGACTCTAAGGTTAAGCTACGGGCCATGACCATTGCTCGCACCGAACTGGCGTTTGCTAGCTCGGAAGGGCAGGAAGCGATTTGGGGCGAAGCGGCCAAGCAACAACTCCTAGACCTTGGCAGCATGAGCCGCGACTGGATTGGCTCGATTGACAAAAGCACCTGTCCCATTTGTCGCAATCTACACTACCAACAGCCTGTGCCGTTTGAGAAGTCCTTCACGGTAGGCATGCGTAGCTTTAAGAATGCACCCGCGCATCCAAACTGTCGATGCACCGTAGCGTTGACCAAGACCAAGACACCGAAAGCCTGACCCACACACAAGGAGGACGTTGATGGGATGGATCACACTAGGGATGAAGATGTTGCCGTATATCGTCGAGGCGGTGCAATGGGTTGAGAAGTTCATCACGACCAAGGGTCAATACAAGCAGGATGCCGCCGTCTATCTCGTGAAGAGCGTGCTCGGCATTGCAGAAATTGGAACGGCAAAAGACCTCTTGGATGACGACGAGGTTGAGGCTGCAACCCGCAAAGTGATCGACGCGGTGGTGGCACTCCAGAACGTCGTGGCAAAGAAGCACGGTGAGTAAACCTGTCCGTCCCTTCACGTTAAGTCCACACAACAGTCATGCGGTTATCCGTGACGGTCGTATCGTCGTGGAACCCAAGCGGCGTCGAGTCGTTATCACTGGTGCTGGCAATTCATTGCGTCTCATCCCGTGGAACGACGAGTCGTGGGAGATATGGGGCATCAATAATTTCTGGAACGCTATGCGTGATCCCGAGGGACGATTGCGCGCCGACCGATGGTTTGAACTGCATCCCCCAACCGAAGACATTCAAGACCCACATGACATGAATTGGCTGCGGGACTGCCCAGTGCCAATTTATACGACCGAACCATTCCCAGAGAATCCACGCGCCGTCGTGTTCCCCGTTGATGACCTTGCGAAACATTACCGAGACTATTTCTCCTGCACGTTTGCCTACCAGATTGCCTTGGCTATCGCTGAGGACTTTCAAGAGATTGCGGTGCATGGCCTAGAACTAGCGTACGGCACGCAGCGAGAAGCGACAGTGGAACGGGCGTGCGTTGACTGGTGGCTCGGCTATGCAGAAGGACGCGGGATGAAGGTTACAGTTCCCGAAGGCGACCATGTGATTACACACTGGTCGAGATATGGATTTGATTATTGGCGAGAGGCCAAGCTGGTCGAGCAATACGTTGGGTCGTTAATAGGCAGGAAAATTGCAGAGTAGCTATGGACAAGGCCGACCAAACGTGTCATGGTGCGATTGGGTCGGTGTGGTGGTGGAGTTAGGGCGGGTCGCGTAACGTTACCTCCTGCGGAACGCGCCCGTCCTCTCCTGTTGAACGGAGCCACAATGACAGAACCAGATTTTGTAAAACAGACCGAAGACATCAGCACGTGGCGAACACAGGTAGCGTCTGGCAACGCGCCGGACGATGCCGTTGTGCGGAAACAGTTTGTCAGCGATGTTGAGGTGCATGATGACCGCACCGTAAAGTTTGTCATCACAACTGGTGACGCCGATCGGGAAAAGGACATCATAGATCCTGCCGGATGGGACGTTCGTGGGTATCTCAAGAACCCCGTGGTTCTGTTTGCCCATGATTATGATTCCCTTCCAGTTGCTCGCACCGTGAGTCTGGAACAACAAGGCGACAAGCTGATTGCGGTCGCTGAGTTTGCCAGTCCTGAATTGAATCCCATGGCAGAGCAGGTCTACCAGATGCTGCGGCAGGGATTTCTGAAAGGTGCATCGGTGGGGTTTAGACCACTGGCGTTCACCTATAACGAGACGCGCGGCGGCGTGGACTTTGCCAAGCAGGAGCTCTTAGAGTTTTCCGTTGTTCCTATTCCGGCGAACGCTCAAGCGTTGATGGCTGCTGGCATGACCAATGACGCCGATGTCTCGCAGTGGACACAATGGGCGAAGACGGTCCTGTTGGCGCTTGACCCAGACGCCATCAACACCAAAGCTCCCATTAGTGACCAGCTTGACGATTTCCTTGATGTTATTCGGAAGATGATGAACGACATCAAAGTCTCGGTGAAAGAAACGATTCGGAACGTAGACGAGTTCCAAAACTCGTTTCAGTATTCCTCTCCAGCACGAGCGATGCCAACGCCGCCCGATTGGTCTACGCTCGACGTTAAGGGCATTTCTCCGAAGAATGTGTCGGAAGAGACTGCGCCAATGGAGGAATCATGGAGCAAGCCATCGCTTGGTGACTTCTCGGATAAGCCGTGGGGCGACCTGTCATCTGGAGAGCGTCGCAAGATTGCTGGACACTTCGCATGGGCAACGGCGGCTGCACCAGACACGTTTGGTGATATGAAGCTCCCGCATCATCGCGCCAGTGATGGGTATGTTGTGTGGCGCGGTGTGGTTGCTGCGTCTGGTCGTCTTGACCAAACAGACTTTCCATCTGATGACATGGGCGCAGTCAAGAAACATTTGGCGGCCCACTTCCGTGAGTTCGATCGGGAAGCGCCGTGGGAACGAGACGCTAGCGGCTGGTCAGCCTTTGTCAAAGCTCGCAATAGGCGAACGCTCAAGCGTGGCGAGCCGTTGCACGACAACGACATTGCCAGCTTGCTGGATGACTACGGGTTTGAGGATGAGGCGATTGTCATGGTGTTACCACCAGCAAACGCTATACAGTCCGCTTCAAACGAGGATGAGCTAGTTAAGGCTTCGGACAATGCGTCAGGTGAGGTCTTGGACTCTATTCTTGAATCCGTTAAACTTGTCCATGAGCAAGTCCAACACTTGAGCGATCGGGTTGAGTCGCAGGAAGCGCAATCCGGCGAGATGGTTTTGGAAATGGACGACGCTGGTGGCTTCATGGTAATGGATCACTCAGAGGAACGTGCTGTAGCCGACGACCTGTCGGTCGATGTGAATCCGGCTGACTTGTCGCATGCCTTGCGCGATGCAATGCACGAAACAGTGAGCGCGGTCGTGGGCGCGGAAATCCGGTCTGCGGTTAATGCAATGCGTGGTCGTCTCGACTGAAGCGGACTGTTAGGAGAACATCACATGAGTAAAGGGATGACGAGGGAACAACTCGCAGACTTCGTGAAGGAAACTTCTGTCCCGTTGATCAAGGATCAGCTTGGCAGCGAGATTTCACAGGTTGTGCGTGAGAACGTAGAAAAGATGGCGTCGGACCCAAACGGTCCGTGGGCAAGCAAGTGGTCTGATCGCTTGGTTGAACAGAAAGCGTCAACACCAACACGCGAGAAGGGTGCGGCGTTTGGTCGCGTCGTTCGTGCGATGGCCGCAGCCAAGATGAACAAGATGGGGTCGGAAGGCACTGTCGAGGTTCTTCGGGGTTGGGGCGATACCGATCTAGCGGATGCGCTGGCGGACGCTCGTTCCAAAGCGTTGGCCGCTGGTGATGCGACTGCTGGTGGCTTCCTCGTGCCGACACAGTTCAGCAACGAGGTCATCGAACTCTTGCGTGCACAGTCTGTCGTGAGACGACTTGGCGCGAGAACGGTGCAGATGCCAACCGGTACACTGAAGTATCCGAAGATCGCCACTGGCGCATCGGCGGCCTACATCGGTGAGAACGTCAACATCGGTAAGTCAGAAGAGACGTTCGGTCAACTGACACTAACGTTCAAGAAGCTGGCAGTCCTCACGCCTATCAGTAACGACTTGCTTCGCTATAGCAGTCCATCGGCTGATGCGATTGTGCGAGACGACCTTGTGTCGTCGATGGCTACCAAGGAGGACTCGACGTTCATCCGTGGTGCTGGCACAGACGCGACTCCGAAGGGTCTGCTGAACTGGTGTGTCGCTGACCAGAAGATTGCGGCGTCGGCTGCATCGCTGGCGAACATCACTGACAATCTTGGTCAGTTGGTCGTCAAGCTCAAGAACGCCGACATCCCGATGATTACACCGGGGTGGATCATGGCACCGAGAACAGAACAAAGCCTTGCCACCATTCAGAACGCGAACGGTGTGTTCGCGTTCCGTGATGAGGTTATCGCTGGCACGTTGTGGGGTTGGCCGATTGGCACCACGACCAACGTGCCAATCACACTCGACACGACTGGCGCGGGAAATGATGACGAGTCAGAAATCTACCTCGTCGATTTCTCGCAAGTCCTGATCGGTGAGTCGCAGAGCCTGCTTGTTGATTCATCGCAGGAAGCGGCGTATCACGATGGGTCGAACGTCCAAGCGGCGTTTAGCCTTGACCAAACTGTTGTGCGGGCAATTGCCGAACACGACCTTGGCATGCGGCATGACAAGGCTGTGGCAATGCTGACCGGCGTAACTTGGGCACCATAGGATGAGCGGCCTGTATAGCGTTTCGCTTGGGTCTGGTGAGTAAAGCGAGGACATCACATGATAACCAGAGACGTAGCACAGATCAGACCAGTCCACGCGGTAGACGTTGAATCTTACGACGCCTCCTGCGGTGGCAATGACGGGACGACTGACAACGAGGTCAAGGGTCGCATCATCGACCGTCTTGGTCTTGGTCGTTCCTATGTATCGGCGTTGCTTCATGCGTATGGATGGGGCGACATTGGCACCAGCACGGCTAGTGGCACCAAGTTCATGACTGTCGGCGCGCGGTTGTTGCATTCCAGCACAACCTGTGCCGATGATTTCGATGAACTGTCCACAGCGGACCGTCCAAGTAATCAGGCGCTGTTCCTGACTGGGAACACAACGTCCACGCTGGCAAGTGGCTTTATGGCGACAAGCACAAGCGTTGGAACGTTTGGTGTGTTCACTGCAACGGCAACAGGTAGTGCTGCTGGTGATGCGTTTGGGTTTTATGACATCACTGGTGCACAGCGGTTTATACAAGCCGCGTTGCTCTGGAATGCGAATGCGTCAAGCTCGGGTGGATCGGTCCTAGAGGCTGGTGTTGATATTGGCTTTGGTGAGGTAGACGTTGTTCCTCACCAGACG